TTCAAAAAGTGTTTGGATTCCAATACGGATTAAAAATTGCAAAAGGAACTACCAACAGATTAGTGTTAGAAGTTAATGACAACCTAACAACTGGATTAGGTTCAAATGCTTCATTTAACATTATTGCGTATGGCTTTGAATTAAAATAATGTATTATCCACCAACCAAAATATATGTGAAACCCGTAAAAGGTAAAGGGTTAGGTGTCTTTGCGAGAGAATCAATCGCAGAAGGCGAAACCATAGAAATTTGCCCTTTAATGTCTTTAGGTAAAAATCCAGGCAATAAAAATCAAGATCCATTTTACAATTACCGATTTGGATACCCAAGAGAAGGAATGCATAACGGCAATCAAGATTTTGTAGTTGCTTGGGGATATGGTTCTTTATACAATCACTGTGGTTTTGATCCAAATGCGACATGGGTAGATCACGACGAGTCTAAAGCATTTAGATTTGTGGCAATACGACCAATTGAACCTGAGGAAGAAATTTGTATCAACTACGGAGACTCTGGATATTGGAATGATGGTCGTAAAGATATCAAATTAGTCGATTAATCTCTTTCATTTACATATTTATATAAAAGGAAACTAACATGGCAGTAAATATTCCCATATGGCCAGGCTCATCAAGCTTCTTTCCAGGAGATACTCCGTTCGGATTTTACGATATCGATACAGCGTTTCAATCGGAAGCAGATAGCGTGGCTCAATAGTGTGCTCAAAGATTAGGTTATCCATTATCAGATATAGAACTTCAAGATATTCAATTTTATACATGTTTTGAAGAAGCGGTTACGGAATATGGCGCACAAATAAACACATATAACATTAGAGATAACATGTTGAATTTGTATGGTTCAGCAACCGGATCTAATCTGACAGGTCAAAAGGTATCTCCATCAATGGGAGGTTTAATTGAATTGGCTGAAGAGTATGGTACGGAAGCAGGATCGGGAGGTAATGTAACATATTATACTGGTAGCATTGCAATTACCGCTGGACAGCAAATATATGATTTATCAGATCCAAATGTAGTGTCATTGGAATCAGGAACTGCCGGAACTGATGCAATTGAAATAAAAAGAGTGTATCATGATGCACCTCCGGCCTTAGCTCGATTCTTTGATCCATTCATAGGAACGGGTATTGGAACTCAGCAAATGTTAGATGCATTTGGATTTGGTTCATACTCTCCAGGAGTCTCATTTATGATGATGCCGGTATTTGCAGATTTATTAAGATTGCAAGCCATTGAAATAAATGATATGGTTAGACGTTCTGCATATTCATTCCAAATGTCAAAAGATCGCATGCGAGTATTTCCAATACCTAACGGAGATGCGTTTACTAAGATACATTTTGATTATATTAAAAAGGCAGACCGCAGCAATGCATTGAAAGGTAACACCGGAACTATTTCTGACTTTTCAAATGTACCTTATCAAAATATAGAATATTGTAATATCAATTCAGTCGGTCGTGATTGGATTCGTAGATATACATTGGCATTGGCAAAAGAAACTTTAGGTTGGGTTCGTAGCAAATATTCATCTTTACCTATTCCTAACGCGGAAATAACATTGAACGGAGCGGACCTAATTTCCGGGGCTCAGACGGATAAAGAGGGTCTTATAACGGAGTTAAAAGAGATACTGGATTCAATGTCTAGACAAGCACAATTGGAAAGAAAACAAGCAGAGGCAGATTCATTGCTTTCTCAGTTTAGTAAAATTCCAATGAAAATATATATAGGATAACAAATGGCTTTATTTGGTTCAGCAAGAGACGCGTCATTGATCAGATCTGTTAATCGTGAATTGATTAATAGGTATATTGACACAGAGGTTGGTTTCTATAAATTGAACCTTGAAGCAACTCGCCGAAACATATATGATGAATCAGATAATAAAATTTATTATTCTGTCATGAAAATGAATTCATTGATATTGCGAGATTCTCGTACCAGAGTATTAGATGAATATGGTGGTGATTCAACTCGAACAGTAACATTTGGATTCTTGCGTGATGATCTTAAAGATAAAAACATTGTAATGGAAGTTGGTGATATAATTGAGTTTGATGGAGAATATCATGAAATAGATAATGTATCATCATCTGAATATTGGAGCGGTAAAAATCCATCACGTGATTTAGGATTCACATTGAATGAACGAGAAGAATTTGGATATAGTGTATCAGTTGTATGTGAGACTCATGTAACCAGAAAGAGCGGATTGAATATACAAGAAGTTCGTAGCGGTATTAATAAATCAAATAATGTACCAAGGAACTTATGAGTAAGCCAAGATTAAATAAAACATATACATCTTTCGGTGAAAATCCAAAAGTTAATAACGTTGATCAGATACGTCGTGATGATGATGCAATAAAAACACCTAAATGTACTATCATTGATATTGATACTGCTATAATGTCATATATCCAAGAAGTGATACAACCACAGATTATAGAAAACAATGCGGTGATAGATGTACCAGTATTTTATGCGAATGGTGAAAAATGGGCGCAATTCCAATCGCGTGGATATATGTTCGATGACCGTGGCAAAGCATTAACGCCATCCATATCAATACGTCGTAATTCCATGGCTGACCGAGACACTATAAAAACATTAGGAGTTAATCAAAATCCGGATGGTAATGATTATGTGTATCGTAACAAACATACATTGAAAAATCGTTATGATCGATTTTCAGTATTGCAAGGAATTAAACCAAGCCAAGAATTTTATGTTTCACCTGTTCCGGAATTTGTAGATGTATCATATGATATATTAATATGGACTGAATATACAGATCAAATGAATTCTATCATTGAACAGATCATGCCATTAAATGGATTTGCATGGGGAACCACTTGGAAATTTCCAACCTTTATATCAGATTATTCTTTTGAAACATTAAATACAATTGGAGAAGATAGAATAATTAGAGCGTCATTGCCTATAACAGTTAAAGGTTCGATGTTAATGCCATATGAATTACGAGTATCTAATCTACGTAAACAATATTCGGTGAAACGAATAACGTTTAGTGATGAACATGATACAACTAATTTCAATATCAATATTTCAGATCCGCCACCGGGTGGTTATTAATCAAATCATATATTTATATTAAATTAATTTAAGGAAGTTATGTCAGAAACAAAGGTTATTACACAAGAAGAGCTTAAATCAATTGAAGAGCTAAGAGGAAAAAGTACCGATTTAATATTTGAATTCGGTCAAACAGAAATGGAAATTATGATGACGGAAAAGCGATTAACAGATTTAAAGTCACATAAAAGTTCATTGGAAACTAAATATAAAGAATTGCAAGATAAAGAAACGGTATTGGTACAATCATTAAATGAAAAATACGGTGCTGGAACATTGAATATCGAAAGTGGTGAATTTGTTGCTTCATAACGATTGTTTGGCTCCATTTTTAGATATTTATAACAAATTGTATATTATAATTAAGGAGCAAAATAATGGCAGAAAGAATAGTATCGCCAGGTGTATTTACTAACGAAGTTGACCAGTCATTCTTACCGGCAGGTGTTGCCGCGATTGGAGCTGCAGTTATTGGACCAACACAAAAAGGTCCAGCTGGTATTCCTACAGTAGTAACTAGTTATTCAGAATATTTGCAAATCTTTGGAGGAGCATTTACATCTGGATCAGGAGCCGCAGAACAAAAATATAAGTATCTAACAAATTACATGGCTCAAGAATATTTAAAGTATTCTGATACATTAACTGTTGTTAGAATTTTAGCAGGTAATTATGCACCAGCAACTGCCGATGTAACATGTTCTGGAGTAGCATCAAATGCATTCACATTAACAACATTATCAGACGGAGCTGAATTAAATAGTGAAGGACCAGAAGGAACTAACAATTCATTGGATTCTGGATCAGTAAATAATTTACGTTGGGAAGTATCAAATGTAAGTAATGCAAAAGGTACATTTACATTGTTAATTAGACGTGGTGATGATACTAGTAAAAGAAAAATTATATTAGAACAATATAATAACTTGACATTAGATCCTAACTCAAATAACTATATTGCTAAAGTAATCGGTGATCAATCTTATACATTGAAAGATTCTGGAACAACAGATCCATTCCTTCAATTGTCAGGTTCATTCCCAAATCGTTCAAAATATGTCAGAGTATCTGTTAATAGAACAACTTATAACTATTTAGATGTTAATGGTAATATTCGTGATAATGCATTATCATCTTCTTTACCTGCAGCAGTTTCTGGAACATTTGCAAATGGTTCTGATGGTAATGTACAGCATCCGATTGCATTTAATGAAGATATTTCAAATACAAATACACAAGGATTTAACCTGGCAACAGGTAACCAAGGATTAACATCATATAACGATGCAATCTATTTGTTAGGTAACCAAGATGAATATGATATCAACTTGTTATCTCTACCAGGATTAATTGATAACTTCTCAAATCATGCTACTGTATTAACAACAGCATTGAATATGGTGGAAAACAGATCAGATGCATTCTTATTAATAGATCCAGTAGAATATGGAGCTGCATTAACATCGGCAACTGGTAAAGCAGATGCTCGTGATACTAATTATGCTGCTGAGTATTGGCCATGGGTTAAAATTCCTGATGTAGATCTAGGTAAAAATGTTTGGGTACCTGCATCGGCATTGATTCCAAGTGTATATGCATTCAATGATAGAGTAGCTGCTCCATGGTATGCACCAGCTGGTTTGAATAGAGGTGGTTTGGATATAGCTGTTCAAACAGAAAGAAAATTAACTCAATCAAACAGAGATACATTGTATGAAGCTGCTGTAAACCCGATCGCAACTTTCCCTAATTCAGGAGTAGTTGTTTATGGACAGAAAACATTACAGAAAAAAGCATCGGCATTGGATCGTGTAAATGTAAGAAGATTGTTGATCGCTGCTAAGAAATTTGTTGCATCATCTACTAAGTTCTTGGTATTTGAAAACAATACCGCGGCTACAAGAAACAGATTCTTATCAATTGTTAATCCATACTTTGAAAATGTACAGCAAAGACAAGGTTTATTTGCATTTAAAGTAGTAATGGATGAAACAAATAATACACCGGACGTTGTTGATAGAAATGAAATGAGAGGTGCTATTTATTTGCAACCTGCTAAGACAGCTGAATTCATTATCATTGACTTTAACATATTACCTACCGGAGCTGCATTCCCAGAATAGGATTAAGAGCATATTTATATTAAATAGATAAAAAATTAAAGGAGTAAATAGATGGCAGAATTATTAGACCCAACCGAGATATTTTATACAGCGTATGAACCTAAAATGGCAAACAGGTTCATCATGTATATAGAAGGGATTCCTTCATATCTTATTAAAGCTGCCTCGAGACCATCAATCGACCAAGGTGAGGTTATTCTTGATCACATCAATGTTGAACGAAAGTTGAAAGGTAAGTCAAGATGGCAAGATGTAACTGTAACATTATATGATCCAGTTGTTCCTTCTGGAGCGCAGGCAGTAATGGAATGGGTACGTTTGCATCACGAATCTGTAACAGGTAGAGATGGTTACTCGGATTTCTATAAAAAAGATATCACTTTTAATTCATTAGGACCTGTAGGAGATAAAGTTGAAGAATGGACACTTAAAGGTGCATTTATATCATCAGCAACATTTGGTGATATGGATTGGTCAACAGAAGATCCAGTACAGATAGAATTAACATTGAAATACGATTACGCAATACTTCAATTCTAATAGTATTTTAAAATCATTAATAAAGCCTTGCTTCGGTAAGGCTTTTTTACTGTCCGTATATTTATATTAAATAAAAAAGTTATAGGAGAACAATGGCAACAGTTAACGACGATTATCCAAAATCACAAAAACAGAAACCACTTTCTGATGCAGAATTAAAAGCAATTGCAATTGCTAAACATGAATCAAATGCATCTGAATCAAATAAAGCATCTGAATCTAAATTTCCAACCGAAATTATTCAGTTACCATCCAAAGGAAAATTTTATCCAGAAGGACATCCTTTAAAAGACGGTACTGTTGAAATGAGATATATGACGGCTCGAGAAGAAGATATCTTAACCAACCAATCATATATACGACAAGGAGTAGTTCTTGACAAATTATTTCAATCTTTGCTAGTAACTAAATTCAATTACAATGATTTGTTAGTTGGAGATAAAAATGCGATCATGATAGCCGCGAGAGTTTTAGGTTACGGAAAAGAATATGAATTTGAAACAATGGGACCGAGTGGTAACAAGCAATCAATTAGTGTTGATTTAACGCAATTAGAAGACAAGGAAATTGACTGGGACGTAATTAAGGATAATGATAATACTATCACAATAACATTGCCAGCATCTAAAAGAACTGTTGTAGTGCAATTAATGACTCATGGTATTCAAAAGAAGATTGACTCGGAAGAAAAGGCAATTAAAAAATTGAAAAAGGATGCATCTGTAACAACCATGCTGAAACATCTTATCATATCAGTTGATGGCGAAGAAGAAACCAAATCAATTCGACATTTTGTAGATAATGAATTATTTGCAATTGATTCTCGATATATTAGAAATGAAATTAAAAATGTAACACCAGATGTTAATATGGAAATAGATGCCGTTGATGAGGAGGACGGCGAGCCCTTTCGTTGTCAAGTTGCAGTCG